CGACTGAGCAATCCTGCTTCTTACGATTGGTTATTATTCCCATATTAACATAGGGAATTTTAGTAATAGTTCGAAGAGTCTTCGTCTTTCGATCTGACAGAAAAGTATCTATCTTCCATAACTCGGAATTTATTTGCAAAAACTTATCGGAAAAGTAATTCTTACCAACTGAAGGATCAAAGCCATATTCTTTAATCGTTTTCATCCAGATTTCATAATGGCAACGTTTTGTCTTAAACAAAATGTCATCACCATTAATGAGAACCGGAAAGAACCGACGCATCTGAGCGAAGGTCAATTCAAATCCTAGGGCCCTTTCACAGGAGTCCCAAAAAGCACAGTAATTAGCTATGCATAGGATCGGAAACGATAGGACATGGCCCATCAGCTGTCCATTAGTCTGACGGAAATCCTCGAGTTGATACTCATAATTATTGAGTATACTTTTCCCTCCACCGGGATCCTTATAGGTGGGAGTCATCGTCCTTGTCTGTAGGATTTGTACACCTTGCAGCGAGTTCTTAGCGTTCTCATAGAGTCTAGGATCTTTCAATCCAACTCGATCAGCACAGGCATTCTTGTATATACGGGCAGTAACATCTCCCAAGAGATTATCAGTGGCCGCACTGTAGTCGCCGGAACATATGAATTCATCATATTCCATTCCGTCACCTACAATGGACCAAAGATCTTCTCTTGTGAGAGTACCACCAGTTAACTTAAAAATGTCGGGCAGAGAACCATAAAGGAACTTGCGCAAGGATCTTTGGAGTTTATGCATCCTTACATGAAGACCCAAACCAGGCTTTGTTATCAGTCGAACCTTCATAGGTTCAAGGATACAAGCAGGAATGGCCTCTAAACGTGACGGATGATTATCCAAACACACATCTCGGAACTCGAACACCTCATCAGGAAATTGGTTAACCAATTTCTGTATGGGCAAGAATGTTCGACTATAGACAGGGACAGGGCAAATAAATCTGTACTTCTCAGCGACGAACCCTATTAGTTGAGGCTCACAGATATATGAATGAATTGAGCGTCTACTTTCGTAGATACCCTCCTCAAACACAATCTTAGGGCTACCATAAAGTTTGTCACGAGCATAACCAACATTTCCTCCGTCCTCAAAGGAAAGGATAGAGGTAGAGTGTGTACTCTGACCCAAGGACTCAGAAGGACTTCCATAATTCCACTTTTCAACAATCTGAGGAACAAAGCGATCAAGCTTGTCCAATATTTGTTCAGAAGCGGTTGGATCTCGCATTAGCGCCTTACGGTGCTTCTGTAGAGATGCCTCAACTATATGAGGCTCAGATGGAAGGAGACCCTTTTTAAATCCCTGAAATAGAGTATTTAACTCAACCCAGTTGGATTGCTTTCTCAGCCCGCGTGGGCTACTACACATTTTAATATGTACGAGAAGTCTTCTCGGAAATATCCTAAGACCCATGTGGGTCAACGACGAACCTTCGGGTAGGTCAGCCTTTAGGAACTTGCTAAATGCAAGGTTCACCGCGTATTTGAGTTGCGGGATAAGATTTCCAAGAAAAGATAGCAGTAGATACTTCTGATGCTCAGTATCAATTTCAGCGTCGGTTAGAACAATACCCATGAGCTCGCAGAGTTCACAGATACGACGGGTAAAGTCTTGCGCGGTAAATTCAAAATGCGCACTTGCAGAGCTTAAAAAAGACACTTGGTCCTGATCACCAATATATCTAGTCCATAAGATCAACGGCTCCAGTTTTCGAAACGAGATAGGAATGAATATGCCTCTTAGAGCACAATATTCAAACAACTTCGATACAATCGAATCACTCGTTACGGGAATCACACTTCTTTTGCTGTTATAGGC